CTTCAATCCACGCTTGACAAATTGCAAGAATTACTGTATTATATGAAAGAGAGGATATAAAATGAATAAATTGAAAATGATAGGACTAGTTAGTACATTGGCGCTTATGAGTGCTTGTTCTTCTACGACTTATCAAATTAAGAATGAGAAGTCAGATGTAGTTGATACAGTGCCAAAATGGTACATGAGTAATATCAATGAAACAGAGGCTTGTAACTTAGATACGAACCTTATCGGTCAAGTCAAAGAAAAAGATAAGAATAGGCAGTGTATCTATGGTGTTGCAACAAGTGTATCACCAGACTTAAATCTTGCTATAGAGAAAGCAAAGATGTTGGCAAAAGCAGAAATGGCCGATATCATTATGGGTAAGATGAACAAAGAAAGTAAACAATTCATAACAGAACTTGGTAAAACAGAAACTAAGACAATTGTTTCTGAGGTAGAGAGTGTATTAGTTAACTCTATCAAAGATACACCAGTGAGAGGTTATGAAATCTTTGCTCAAGATGTGACCTTGACTAAAAAAGGTTATTACAGAGCATGGATTGGTTTAAGGTTGCCACTAGGTGAGTACAATAAAATGTACAACTATAACATTGAAATGGCTACCGATGCATACAACTTGAAAGCAAAAGCTTCAGATGCATTTAATAACTTAACAAAAGAGAAATCAAATGGCGATAGTAATATACAGTAAGCCTAATTGTACATTTTGTACAAAGGCAAAGTCTTTACTTAATAACCTTGGTCATTCATATGAAGAGAGGATGCTTGGTAAGGACTTTCAAACACCAGATGAAATGTTTGAGGAGATTGGTAAACAAGTAAGAACCATGCCTCAGATTATGATTGATGACAAGTTAATTGGTGGTTATAACCAGTTAGTTGAGTATTTTTCAGACAAAGGTAAAGTAAACTTCAAAGGTGAAAAAATTAATGAAGAATTTGTGGCTAAAGGTGAACAAATAGATGAGTGATGATGGCAAGGTTGTCTTATTTCCGACCAATAGAATTAAGAATAAGGCTAATATTGGTACCACTAATCCTGAGCAACATGCTAGATTAGTAGAAAAACAAACCATGGAGTTTGTTGAGGCAACCACAGATGACATTGCTTACACATTGATTGATAAGTTTATTAATGCAGGTATTAAAACAAAAGAAGTAAACTTTACCAAAGACCTTGCATTGGCGATTGATACGATACGAGGACTAATTTATAGAGATTTTAAAAAACATCATCCAGCACAAGATTTATCAGACATGATGATACAAGTCAAAAAAGGACCAAACGGTCAGAGAAGTGCTTTATGTAGATATGACTTGGTACTGCCTGGTGCAAAACCACAGGCACCATTGTCAGAAGATATAAAAGATGAAGTTAGAGATTTGACAGATATGGAAAATGGTGAAGTTACATTTACACCAGACTTTGAACCGGATCCGGAGAATGATAATTAAAGAATTCAGACATGGCGACTACAACTGTACGCTTGCCTTGTCGAATAGTGGCGACTTAACGCAAATTGAAAGGAGCAATTATGCTACAATACATTATGAACAATATGTTTAAATCAAAGGAGAAAATAAACATGGCTAAAGCTACAAAAACTGAAAAGGTAAGAAACCTTTTCGCAAAGGGAAATTCAGTAACTTGGAAATCTCTAAGAAACAAATTCGACCTAAGGTCACCAGCTGCAATGGTTGGCAAACTTAGAAACGAAGGCATGATGATTTATGAAAATAGAACATCTGCTGGCGTATCTTACAGAGTAGGAACTCCATCAAAAGCTGTAATCGCAGCTGGACAAACTGCTTTATTCGGTGCTCAAGGTTACTCTCAAACAGCGTAATCTAAACTGATATTATGGGGAACCAGTCCGTTAGGCAGGTTCCCCATTTTAGTTTTATGACAAGACAACAAGATTTAAATTACAGAATGGTTAGGACATTGGCAGAAGCAAACAAAGACTTACCAATGAAGAGAAAGGTAGATACTTACGAGTATGAAAGCCTTGAACAGTGTATCAAAACAGACCAGGTACCAGCAAACCATATTGCTGAACTTTTTACAGACAAAGAATTCTATAAGTGGTACGCAAAACGCAATTTCTCTACGCAAGATGGCGTATAAATAGTATTACTGAATGAAAAACAACTAAGGAGAAATTATGGTTACGCAAAACCCAAATTTAATATCACAAAAGGCCATGACGGCCATGAATAGTACGACAGGAACAGGAACTGTTCTTATGTCAGAGGTACTAACTAAAGTAAACAACGCAAAAGATAAACCAAAAAAGATTGCCGTTCTTAGAGATTACGACAACGCACCATTGAGAATGGTATTGAAAGGTGCATTTGACCCTAATATCAAATGGGCATTGCCATCAGGCACACCACCATACATTGCTAATGAGGCACCAAAGGGTACAGAACACGGTCTTTTACGCAATGAAGCCAAAAGACTATGGCATTTTGTAGATGGTGCAGATGCAGCTACTACAAAGACGCAGAAAGAAACAATGTTTATACAGATGTTAGAAGGATTACACCAAGAAGAGGCAGAACTTCTACTAGGTATGAAGAATAAGACCCTAAACAAGATGTATAAAGGTTTAACTTCAGCGTTAGTGCGTGAAGCGTTCAATTGGGACGAGAATTTCATGCAAAATGAGAACAAATAAAGAACATTTATATTAAAATAATTGAAAAAAGTGCTTGCCATAGATGTCAATATAATGTATAATATACCTATATTAACACTAAAAAAGGACATATATTATGAGAAATAAATTGATTGTTACACTACTGATAGCAAATGCTTTCATATGGGGTGCGTTTTTACCCTCAAATGCAAAAGCAAATGACTATAATACAGCAGTTATCGGTCATGTAATAACTAACGCTAATGAGATTGATAAACAGGCACTTTTGGAGAGTGAAATGGCCAAGATTGGTCATAAATATGCTTTAGAAATGGTGTCTATTATGCAAGAGTATTTACCAAGTATCATTGATGGTGCGATGGCTGATTTAAGATTGAAGCTTGATGCAAAACAAAAATGTTTACTTCTAAAAGATACAAAGATTGCAGACAAAGAGTGTTCATAACTTATGGCAAAAAAACCTACAAGTAAAAAAACAAAGTACGATATACCAGAGATACCGTTTACATACGATTTCTATTTGGTGTATTGGGAGGATATTCAATCAGATGCTGGTTGGAAATCATTGAAAGAAATTCAGAAAATGAAACCTGCTATTTGTGTATCGACCGGTTGGTTGGTAAAAGAAGATAGAATGGTTCATGTTTTGATGAGTGACTACAATTATGATGACAATAACGAACTTGGTGATGGTGGTAACACAACAGTTATACCAACTAAGAATGTTATTAGAAAATTCAAAATTGCAGATTTATAAACAACTAAAAGAGAGAGTATATTATGGGACAATGTAAAGAACTAGACCACCACTTAAAAGAAATCATCAACAGGATTCCTGATAAGATTATGGAGTTTGCCGAGAGTGGCAAACCTAAAATGACCTATTACACAGGTAGTTGGCAAACCGATATTCTAAATAACTATACTGAAAAACAATCAGAGAAAATCTTTAAGAAGATGCAAAAACTTCAAAAAGACCCTCGTATTATGTTTTTTCAGAAAAGAAACAAGCCAATAAAGATTGGTACTTGGTCAGAATACGGTGAAAAGCCAGAACAAATCATAGAAAGTTATGATTATCTAGTTGTTAGGTCAGGAAATGCAAAGCAGTAAAATTTGGCACGATATCAAGGTGGTTGTAAACACCTTAGCTTTTGTAACGGTAATTGGCGCCATAGTTGGTGTCACTTACCTATACAAGGCACAGGCTAATCCTGCTCAGGCGGCGCCTGTGTATGAACTACCAGACTTTGAACATACAAACAATCAACAATTCTTAGACAATGTACAAGCGTGTGTTGACTATATCTACAGCACAACAACAGATGTTTATCCAGTAAATGTAGTTTTACTAAAGGCACAGGCCTCTTTAGAGAGTGGTTGGGGCAATAGTAGATTTGCATTAGAGGGTAAGAATTTATTTGGTATGAGAACATACGACCTCAGAGAACCACATATGTTGCCATCTAATAAACCTAAGAAGTGGGGTGTAAAGGTGTACGAACATGAATGTGACAGTGTGTTGCATTATATTAATACACTAAATAATGGTACAGCATTTGGTAAATACCAAGAGTTAAGAGATAGTGGTGAAATGGATGCAATCAAACTATTACATACACTTGACGCTTATGCTTCAGACAAAAACTATTTTATAAAAGTAGAAAGAATAATCAAAAAAATTCAGACAGAGTACCAGTAGTATGTTAACAATCATCATTACATTTTTAAGTGCCATATCCATATCTGTAATAGCCGCTGGTTATTCTATTATGGGTCTGGCCACACTATTTGCAGGTGCAGTAATACCTATCATTGCTATGGGTAGTGCATTAGAAGTCGGTAAACTTGTAGCCGCCTCATGGTTGTATAACAACTGGCGAAACGAACTTGTACCAAAAACAATAAAACTATATCTTACATTTTCTGTTGTAGTATTAATTTTTATCACATCTATGGGTATCTTTGGTTTCTTATCAAAGGCACACCTAGACCAAGTACAACCAACATCTTCAAACAATATTAAAATTGAACTAATTGATACACAAATAAATCAACAACAATTAACAATTGATAGAGCAAATAAAACTCTAACTCTTTTAGATAAAACACTTGAAACATATATTGGTATGGAGTATGTTACAAGAGGTCTAAAAGAAAGAGAGAAACAGAAACCTGAAAGGGACGCTTTAACGCTTGCCATTAACGAGGCAAGTG